TACAAGGGGAAGGTCCGTTATTGTTCAAACTTCCGTTGTAGACACACAAAAGGACTACAATGGGAAAGGACCGTTATTGTTCCACGTTAAAAAAAATTATTTGGTAGGAAGTGGTGTATATGCTTAAAGTATTGTTGAGAGAGTTTTAATCCGTCCGTCTTATAGATGACTGTCGATCCATTTTAATTTACCTCAAGCTCATCCATTTCAACTACGTCCATAATTTCCATTTTCGGGATATCCAAAGGTTTAGCAAATTCGAATTGTTCACTAATAGAGCACATGAGATCAACGTATAGAGAAAGAGTGCATTTAAGAAAAGACTCAATATCTTCTTTTTGTTCTTCGGAAGTTTCTTCAGCCTCACACATTCCAATTAGTTGAAGCTTAGTTTGTTCCCAGCCAGATTTAAGTTCAGGAGCATATTCAATCCATTCATCAGGTTTAGGTGGATAATCCTTTTCATCCAAACCTTCTATAGCTTTATTCCAAAACTCTCTTGCGAATTCCATCTCAGTGTCGAAGTTAATTTCCGTCATTTGTTCTTTGTATATTAATACAAAAGAAAAAAATTTTTAAATAATATTTTTTTATAGAATTTACTTGAGACGGTTTTTCAGGCGTCTACGAGGAACCTTAGCTCCAGCGCGGACTCCACCTTCTCCGAGACCCATCAGAGGAAGAACTTGTGCAACAGTCTTTCCTACCTCAACGGCTCCTTTAACAAAGGGGCCAATTTTTTTCCAGATCGAAGTAAGCTTATCCTTAACATCACTCAAGAAATTACCACCATTGATTCGACGAACATCAGCGTATGAGATGAAATGCTTTCCAGATTGGTTGTGAGATTTAAGAATGTCCTCTGACGTGAGTACACCGATAAGGGCAGAAGCCTGTCCATTGTAGATGGTAAACAGACCTTGAGACACAACCACAACATACAGAGTAGGAGAGATTGCGGCATCAGCAACATTGGTATATTGTACTTGTACCTGTAACATGAGCTGTGCGAGCTTGCCAGGGGCATCCAGCTCACTAAGACCGAGGTCAATTGGATCCAGAGCGACGATAGAACCACATCCGGAATATTGCTGAGCAGCAGTTCCAAAACCAGCTGAGGCAAGAGCAGGTTTATTCTGTTTAAGTCCAGACCATGCAGAATAAGTAAGCATGCATCCATTCTTCACAGCAAGATCATACAACTGACGCTGATCAGCAGAAGCCAACACACCATTACGGTTACCCCACTGAATGGAGAGACTATTAATTTGGAGAAATGAATCAGGACTGAAAGGATCACTGTTAAGATCTTGATTGCGTTTACGGAGAAACACATACATCTTGGAAGGAATACTATTTAGCTGAATATTATTACTAGAAGCAGTAGACTGAACATTAGGTGCAGCAGCCGGGAGATCAGTAGGGAAACGCTCCACATTGAAATAAGGATAGTTAAGCACCTTATCCATACCAACAGACTTGTCAGTAAGCTGAGGAGTCAAATACTGAAAGAGCAACAGAGGTTGGTTATCAACATAACTAAATCCACCAGCAAAGTTACTGAATTGCATGTTAGCGTTCCATGATCCAGGAGTAATAGTGAGGGGAACACCAGAAGACACGTTATCGATAGCCAGCATGCGGTTAGCACCTTGGTTAAGGAAGTTCAATGTCATATCGAATGTACGAAGTCCCCAGAAAGCGCTAGCATCCGAATCAAACCCACCCCAGTAAAGAGGAGAAAGGAACAGAGGCTCGCAAGTCACAAAATCAATTACCGAAGTGGCAACTCCACCAACGTTAGTTTGACTAACAATTGTGAAAGGGAATGATTGAGGGGCAAGATCATCCTGACCATCACCATACAAACTCATAGGAGATCGGTTGGCTCCGAAGAGATCCGAAAATTGCTGAGATTGAGAAGCGCTGTAAGTAGGGCACTTGGAATAATCAACAGCCTTAAGTTTGCGATCAATATTAAAATGTTCCATTGCACTGAGAGTATCAGAAATATTAATGGACATACTTTGGTTGTTAAGGGTCATTTGAACAGTATCTAAAGCCTTTTGTGCAGGGTATGAACGCAGACAACACTGATTAGGGTTTAAGAGAAGTTCTCCAGCTCCAAGTCCTGAAGCAGTCAAAGTAAGACGAACAGGAAGCACCAAATGGATGCGACGATCAACATAAACATGCTGAGAAGGAGGAGGGCAACTGAAACTAATAGACGATTGAGAAACACTAGTAGTCGTGAACTTTTTGTAAAGGACTTCATTTGCACCCTTAAGAACCGGATAGATACGGGGTTCTTGGATGACACGAGGGTCATGAACCGTGATAGGTGTGAGTTTTTCCAAAGCAAGAGACATATTATCTTTGTTTTGGTTTTGTATATTAATACAAAAGAAAAAAATTAAAACAAAAAATTATTAATGATTTTAATTCGTAAACTAAATTAAATTAAAATTACATTTTCATCTCAGAATTCTCATAAAGTTTTTTAGAGAAAAACCCTAACTTTATAGTTGCGGAATCCTTCTTATTAAGATATATCGGGTAGAGATTATTTTGTTGATCGGCCCAGAACAAAGAGATGTCGATTTTTTTCATAGGATAATCGGCAACCATATCAATCAACCTATATATCTGTGCGTCATAAATTGCAACACTACGCTGAGCACCAGCAGTATTATTCAAATCAATCTGAAAATCAGCTAGTATAGGAATAGAGTTAGCAAGACCTGAATTAGAAGTATTAGCAGGAGGATAGAACTCTTTTCTTGTTGGTATGGAATTGGTAAGCAACACAATTTTTCTAACACTGTTAATGTAATCAATTGTCTGATAATCCTGAGTAACAATGTATGCACTTGATGGCGGAAAAGGTGCAGGAGCAGTTGCAGGTGTAAAGTATTCTCTAGGAGCGAAGAAGAATGGATCATATCCGGGACCAGATCCGGAAACCTGACCAGCAAATTGGTTTGTGTTAATTTCATAACGACCATTAGGAAACGCAGGATCATTAGTCAAGTAAATAGGATAACTTGGAATAATACTTTGAACAGCATTGTTGAAACAAACTGTCCATCCATTAGCACCAGCCTCAACAAATGCTGTAGGCATAATAATATTAACAAACGAAGTCTCAGGATCATAGCTAAAGAAAGGTTCAGCACCAACTCCACCAGGAGAACCGGCATTAACCCATGCAGCTCTTAAAGATGTATTAGCATATTGCATCAATACCTCATAAGAATAGACATAGGGATATCTAAGATCACCTCTACTTATAAATTGGTTAGCAGGCATATAAACAAGATTCTCAGTAAATGCAGGAATAGCCGTATAAGGAGCAATACCAGCTAAAGATCCAGGTTGATTATTTTGACAAATTCCAACAACACCTGAACTAAGATTAAACCTATTGGAGTTATTAGCAACAGTATAATCAGAAATAATATACGTAGCACCGGCCAGAATTATATTTTGTGAAGAAACCCTAACTTGAGTAGGACTAATGTATGACGAAATGTTTTGACTAATACCATTTATAGTAATAACCTGACCTACATCAGCGGGGGTAAAAGCTGTTCCAACACCAGTTACAATATCAGTGGGAACTCCAGGAAATCCAGGTGATCCTGGTGATCCTTGACTAACTGTTCCAACACCAGTAACACCAATAGCGTAATTAGAATTAGAAGCAACTAGAGCGGCAGAGACAACCATAGTGTTAGGATTCTGAACTGAAACAATTGTAGCAGTTCCTCCAGAATGAGTAATAGAAGCACCAATCATCAATTGGTTAAATTTTGTTAGACTCCCTGTAATAGTAGTTCCGACTTGTGTTACAACCCCAGCGGAGTTGTTAGCCAATTCCTCTTCAGCAGATTCCAGAGGAAATACAATCAACGGTAAAGTTTGTAGGGGGATTTCGAATTTAACTACGCTACAATAGTAGTCTGAAGGTCTATCTAAAATAGGTTGGTCATAGGTTGCGCTAAATTGTGCAGGAAAGGTAGTATTAGTTGTAGTATTGTTAATAGACAGATTTAGATAAATGTTATCGACAATATCATCAGAATTTCGCGTGAGCATTTTCTATCTTTTTGTTATATTATAAGAAGATAAAAAAAAATAGGTTAAAATTTAAGTTAAAATACTAACTTGTTAGTATTTTAGTATTTTAGAATACTAACTTGTTAGTATTCTAGATCATGAAACGTTAATTGTGAAACTATATCGTCAGGATTATAGACACCTCCACTAGCAATAACAGCTTTAGAGATTAAACCACCTATCTTGAAAGTATCATTAAATATTTTTAAGGGCATTTCTCTAAAAGCAATTCTCAGGGCAGACCACCTACCACACGTGTTAATTCCATCACCAACTTTTTGAAACTTGTGTTCATTGTAGGTCAGATTATATGGTGAATGATAGAGTAAGTAAGTTAACTGAGGATAGTCTTGACCTGAGATCTTTTTAAAATGTTCAGGAACCCATTCTAATTGTGTATCAGGGAACTTTCCGTAAGGGTCGAAGAATTCCACAGTATCCGTAAGTTTTCCATTTTCATTCATAATTCTAAAGATGGCTGTCCAATGACCAAAGTCTTTTTTAGTTTCATACAATAAAAACGCAGCAGCATGTTCCCCCAATGCTTCGTCTAAGGTATTAAATTTTTGTAAATCCGAATAGACTAAAATCTTGGCCTTACCTTCTACCAAACGCATAACATCACTATCTGATAAAGGAATATTTTTATGTCTGTCGATTTCAGATTGTTTCATGTTGAATAATATATATTATACATGAGATATTTTAGTTTAATTACAAAAGGTAAGCGCCATGAAGATGAAGAACACACTGAGGATATGATTTCAGAACAGTTACCCAACGGCTTTTTAGAGCAAGAATATCGTCTATTTGTTTCTTAGACATTCCAAAGTAATTCTTTAGACAGTATCGAATTTGGTACGCCGAACCAGACTTAGGGAAGAATGTAAAAGATTGCATCTCATTCATAACAGTTCTACCAAATTTCTTTTCATTAGGATTGACTAAATGGTTGGTGAGGATTAACCAGAGCCCCAATTTACGACCAACTTCCATAATATCTGTAATAAGATGGTCAATGGCAGTTTTAATTGCTTTATCACCAATAGTATTACAATCATCAAACAATACTAGAGAACCTTCTTCAAGCTCAGTAATGTCAATAGGGTCACTTACCAAAGTTTCATCTAAAGCAATTTGCATAACTTTCAACCCCTTAAACGCCGGATCATTCTTGATGTCAGCGCGAGAGAAAACATATATCGGACGTTTTGGAAAAATCTTCTTATAGCTTTTAGCGAGTTCCACAGCATATGTGGTTTTACCAGACCCAGAAGGACCAGCGATGTAACAAACTTGGCGAGCATCTGTATTCATTAGCGGTTTTAATTTATTTTTCTTTAAATCAATCTTTTGACATCCATTATAGTCATCTTCATCATAATCATCAGATTGTAGATAAATGATTTCATCTTTGTATTTTCCTCCATCTATTTTTCCTATGGGCTGTCCATCGTTAAGATTAAGCATTTTTACTTTGTATATTTATAACAGAGAAATTAATAAAAGATATTAATTTAAAATTTATTTTCTAAATATATAATAAGTATATATATATAATTCAATCTTATTGAAAAATGAGTTACAAAATTCCTAAACGCAATATTTCGAAGTCAATTCGAAAAAACAAAATTGTCACAGACTATGACGAGGATGAATTAGAATACCTGTCAAAGCCACTCGGTAAAGCCGCATTCGAATATGAAGATTCATCTTCCGAAGAAATGGAAGACAACATTGACGTAGAAGATGATTCCGATTCTGATTCAGAACACGGTTCTGAATCACACGGTTCTGAATCATACGAATATTATTATTCAGACGATGAGGAGACACCACAAATCCAAAGCTCAGCTATCCAAGTTACAAATGAAGAATCGTCAGAATCAGAATCAGGAGAGGTAACCTACCAAGAAAAACCGAAATCACCTCCACTTAGAAAGAAAAAGGTAGCAGAAGATAAACCAACACCTAAGAAAAAGGCCCATTGGAGTGACAGACTTAAGTGTGAAATCTGTGGTGGAACTTACACAAGATCAGCTGTATCAGCTCATCGTGGAACAAAGAAGCATCAAATCTATGCTAAAACGAATAAGAAACTATTGAATCTTATGCGTGATTAAACGTTTAAAAAAAATATTATTTAATTTTTTTTAATCTAGGGATCGGAAATGGAACATAGTTCCATTTCCTGGGGGTCAAAGGGGGGCATGCCCCCTTATTATTGATTAACAGCAATCGCTTGAATATTTACTTGATTAACTGTAATGCTATCTGTAGCATCCAGATTTGCCATCCAGAGTTCCAAGTAATCCCCAGTAGCCATTGAGACAAGACCTTGAGTGGATGCAAGAGACCTATCTCCAAGGTTATCCCATGCACCATACGATGTGGTTTTAGGTAATGCGACCCCATTCTTATAGAACATAGCACCTACATAATCATTATTTCCAGTTACACCTCCAACAGTTGAGTCCAATTTGTAAACTCGTGTCAATGCACCAGTGTAAGTCATTCTGTTATTTGCATCAACCGTCCAATCAGCAGTTTTCTCTCCAGCAACACTTGCTGTCAAATTTACCTTAACATAAGTTCCAGTAGCCGCAATAACAGTCGCACCAGCATTGTTATTTTGGTACATCTCGACGTAACTAGGAATAAAACTAGGAATAGTAGCCCAAGTAGGAACTCCTCCAGCAACTATCAAATATTGACCATTAGTTCCAACAGCTTTTCGTTCATATCCAGTCGCGGTTCTAACCAAAATATCTCCAGCAGCTCCACCTGTTCCTATAGTAAAAGGCGATCCATCAGAATCTTTAATAAATTTCCCAGTAGCGCCATTAAATATCGCCAATCGATTATTAACTGAAGTACCAGGCCCCTTAACATCACCCAAAGTTCCAGCAGATGAAAACATAGGAATAAATTTGTTGATATTGTTAACCCTAACATTGAACCAATCAGCCAAAACGGAAGGAGTTCCAGGGGTCGCGGTTACTCCTTGATTTCCAATTGAGAATCTATGGTCAGGGTGAGAAGTAGCTAAATATCCAAGAGAGATCGAATTAGGATGAGATGCATTAGCAAAATAACCAACTGCCATCGAATTTGCCCCTGTTGCTGATGATTGGCGACCGACTGCTATTGTTCCAATACTATTTGACGATGCCTGTTGACCAACAGCAATACTTCCGTTACCGAGGGTTGAAGGAACAGATGCTAAATAGCCCAGAGCAACACCCCCATTACCAGAACATGTTGAACTTCTTCCCACAGAAACAGCATAAATTCCACTAACAGATGCCTCCTCACCAATTATAACTGCAGCAGTTCCAGCAGTATGTTTGGCATTATAACCAATTATAACTGCAGCTGCATTAGAGGCAGTTGCTTCGATGTTATTACCAATATAGATAGCATTTCCTGCTGTATAAGTTCCTGCAGGAGCAGTAGTCTTTTTCTGTCCAATCATAATTGATCCAACTCCAGCCGCCAACGAATCTTTTCCTAAAGCAATAGTATTAGTATTATTAGCTTGTGCTCCTGCACCAAATGCCATGGCATTGTCGAACCCAACTCCAGTCTGAGCATCTTTTCCAACAGCAATAGCATTATCACCTCGAACATTCACATTCGATCCAACTCCAATACTATCTAATCCAATCGCATTCGATAAATAACCCATCGAAATTGCTCGATCATTTGAAGCAGTGGCAACACCCATAGCGACTGAATTAGCACCAGATGCTTCAGATAATACCACTTGATTGAGACCACCAACTGCAACTGAACCAGCACCAGATGCATTACCATAACCAATCGCCACTTTTCCACCCAAAGCTTTTGCATACGCTCCAACAGCGACCGCTCCTTCATTATCAGCTTGGGCGCCGGCAAGAGGACCACCACCAACGGCAACTGAATTATCCCCAGATGCAGTCGACAAATGACCCATAGAAATCGCATTAATTGCGCTAACCGTTGCATCATTTCCAATAGCCACACCATTATCATTTAGAGATGTCGCATCTCCAATAGCAACTGAATTACTAGCATTAGCAATCGAACCAGTTCCAACGGCAAGTCCATCAGTTCCAGCTGCGTTTGAACTCGGACCAAACGCACATGAATTAGTGCCAGATGCTTGAGCTTGTGATCCAATCGCACATGCGGCAGTGTTTGTTGCATCTGCATTAGTTCCCATTGACACAGCAAAAGGAGAAGTAGAACTACAAAATGGTCCGATCGAAACTGCATTAAGTGCAGTAGCTGTGCCAAGCAAAGCTACTTGTTCATTAGCATTAGTGGATGCAGCAGATCCAACTCTGACAAAATTAACCGCATCCGCTCCATCTTGCCAAGGAACTGGTGTTAAACTTGTAACAGAAATACCACTATCTTTAATAATTTTACCTGTTGCTCCATCAAATACGGTAATATTGTCATCAACAGCTCCAGCAGGTCCGTCAACATCTCCAGATCCAGGGGTAGTATTAGCCCATCTAACTCCTTCAGGAAGAGTAGAATCAGCTACCAAAATTTGATCATCAGCACCAACAGGTACTTGTTTGTATGAGGATCCATCAGATACTAATGTAGATCCTTTAAGACCTTGAAAAGCACCAATCAATAATTCATCTGTTCTTAGTGTTTCAGTTTCAAGTCTTTCAGCATATAGCTTAAAATTATTCGGCGTCAATAATCCATTAACACTCGACATTCTTTATATATAATAAACATATAAAAAAATAGTTATTTTAAAATTTTATAGGACAGCGTATGTGAAAGTGGAAGTAAGAAATTCTCCAACTACATAAGGTGTAGCACCATCACCAATAAATACACCGCCAGCATTACTAACAGTGGTGGTTCCCCTATTTTGAGGATTGGTTGCCGGAACACATACTGAACTTGCACTAAATGGTGGAAATCCTACACCAGTAAGTTGTCCTATTTTCATTTGACCAGGAGAAGCGGGTGGTGTGTTTACAAGTTGGTAAGCAATTGTAGCTGACACTATTTTACCAGTTTGCACAACAATTGAACTTAAAAGAGTAACATTAGGATCAGCAGTAAATCCACCAGTAATGGATCCTGGTCCTGATCCACCAGATCCTTGAATTGGAAAATTGTTAGGTTGTAAAAGATTTGAAATCGACATTTGTGTTTTGTTATATTAATACAATATAAAAAAAATTACTATATTTTTAATTTTAGACCCAAGTTGGAACTCCTCCAACCATAGTTAAAACTTGACCAACGGTTCCAGGAGCCAGAGGAACAAAGTTACCAGTTACATTTGCAACAAGCATTGATCCTTGAGGGGCCGTTGGAATTAGATTAGGCTGTGGACCCAATTTAATATCGAGATTGTTCGGAACTAAGAGTGATGCGTTAGACATTTGTTGTTATATATTAACAAGATAAAAAAAAATATTATTAAATTGTTTTTCTAAGCTCCTAGTCTATAAACAGTAACAACACATTTCCACGCAATTGTTCCAACTCCAATATCTCCGGCTCGAATTTCAAAAGTATTTGGTGTTGCTGACACTACAAGAGTAGGGTTGCTATCAATTATAGTTCCTGAGTAGTTATCAACAATTTGTCCATATTGAGTTATAGTAGGTGTTCCAGCAGGGTTGTCGTAATGAAAAGTAGAACGAGTAACAAAACCAAAAGGTTGAGCCGGACTCCCCTTACCAGTAGAGACAACTTTAATCATAATTGCTGAATCTTGAATAATTGCAGGAATAGTGAAAGTTCCAATTAATGCCGGTGCACCAGGAGGAATAGAAGGAGTTGATCCAGTGACAACAAAAGTGCTAGTTCCATTCTGAGGTAATTGTTGCCATGTAGCAGTAGTTGGGGATGTAGCTGTAAGAACTTGTCCAGCAGTAGGATTTGGTCCATTACGAATAGAAATAGCGTTAGTTCCTGATCCAGACCACAGGTTACTAGCGTTCGCAAAATTCGATTGATCAGTAAGATTTTTGTTAGTAAGTGCCACAGTATTAGTGGCGGTAACTTGAGGGTCAGACCATCCAGCGATGTTAGCGGTCAAAGCTACAAGAGTTTGGCCGGTCGAAGGACTTCCACTAGCGCCAATATCAATGATGTTAGTATTGGACGCAGAGTAAAGTTGCGATGTGGGTCCAGCAGGGACAGGGTTTGTGACAGTAATTGACCTTGCTTTGATATCAAAGTTATTAGGTACGAGTAATCCAGAGACTGAAGACATTTTGTTTTTTTTTGGTTTATATATATTATACAGAGATAAAAAACATGTTAATTAATTTTTATACTAACCTTTGCGAATCAAACAGAATTTCTGTTTGATTCGTCTTCTAATTTAATAAGTTCATCATTAGCACTCCGCAGTTCAGCCAAAACCTCATCAAGCATAATTCTAACAGTTTCCGGTGAAACCATTTCAGCTTCAATATCTTCTACTTTAGGAAAATGAACGACATCCTCGCCAATAGAAATCATGTCAATTGTATAGATTTCATTTAGTTCATAACTGTGGTAAATCAGTCCTTTATGTCTAATTTTATTCCAAACAGTTAGTTTAGTAATAGAATCTTTTGTAGACCTAGTTCTAAAATATCCTAAAGGACCTTTTTTTACAGAATCATAAATTTTAGGGAACTCAGGTCCTGAACCATTGTATAGGAAAATGTAGTCAGCTGTGTGATTTTCAATGAAATCGGCAGCTTCTCGTTTAGGTAATATTTTTAGCAGTTTTGCGCTTTCACCATATTCGTGTAAGTAAATTCCGAACATTTTGATTGTTTATATTATAGCAAGATAAAAGATTTATTTTACAATATGTTTAAAATGGTATAAGTATTGGTTATATTTTTATTATAATTTTATTATTTTGTAAAATTTTTTATGTTGTATTAATATAAACAATCTAAACAACATGGATTTACAAAAACGTGTAATGGATATTCTGGACGGACGTATCAAAAGGGGTGCCGCAAAGCCCCGAAGAGCTCCTCGTAAAAAAAAACGAATTATTCCTGAGGTTCCTCCTTCAAGGGCACCTCGATCAAGGGACGTTCCAACTGTGGCTCCATTTGTTGGCAATCCAGCAAATACAGGGGTTTCTTCTTTTGGAATTCACGATGAACAGTATTTTACGCAGCATTACCCTACTCAAGCTGATGTTCAAGAAAAGATGGACATGGCAAGACCTGACGTAAAGAAAGCTTTAAGTAATCTTCTAACTGGTGAAGGTTGTCCTAGTATGTGTTCTTGCGGTGGTGGGGTGAGAATTGCAGGAATGCAAACTAATTATGGACCACACATGCCTATGCCTCGTGGATACGGGCGTCAAATGCCCAAAAACAAAGGAGGCCGCGTCCCGAAATGCCGTAAAGGATGCAAGCATATTCGATGTGCCGCCAGCAAAAGAAACGAAGTTTCTTCCAGCAAAAGAAACGAAGTTTCTTCCAGCAAAAGAAACGAAGTTTCTTCCAGCAAAAGAAACGAAGTTTCTTCTGCTGCTCGCGGAGGTATATATGGTGAATCTAATATGATGCATACTAAAGCTAGGGCGAATGGAGGTGTTAGGGCCCGTGGTATCAAACAACCTAAAACACTTAAAGCTGGAAAAGACACTAAAGGGAAGAAGCGTAAAGAATCTGAATGGGTTCGTTATGTTAAGGAGTTTGCTAAACTAAATGACATGAAATATGGTGAAGCCCTTAAAAAGGCTGGACCTTCGTATCATGCACAAGCCTGATTTTGTTTTATTAACAAATCTTAAATAATCTTAAATTTTTTCATTATAAAATCTCTCGTTATTATATAATAACGAGAAAATGAAGATAAGTCGTAAACACCGTAATGCTGTTGAATCTCTATATTCTGAAGATCAATATGTTCAGGTAAAGGATCTATCCGACATCCCTAAAGAAGTAATTGAAAACATAAAAATGGTGTCCTTACCATCTAAAGAAGGTGATGAAGGACAACCTTTCGGAAGCTATATGAACCGTGTGGCTGACTATTTTGGAGATATTGATGTAATTCAATTGTTTTCAGGATGCTGTTCTATTAAAGAAGTTGGTGAAAAGTCAGCTAAAGCCATACAAGAAATGGTAAAAGGAATTCGTGATAGAAAAGACCGCTATTTTAGTGAGTTTAAAGCTGGGATTGACAAGCCATACTATTTCAATATTGGAACTCTTGTTGAAGGTCAATATATACCGAGTGACCTAATGAGTTATGTTCCATCTGTCCTTTATAAAGAGGGGCTATTGGATGACTTTGAAATCAAACTCATTAAACAAATTATGGCCAAACCATTTAATGAAAGAGATGGAAATGACTATGACGCTATTTTTAGCTTATTTCGTGAACACTATATTCTACGTTGGACTGAACATGAAGTTCTTCAAGGATGGAAAATCTTGAGGAAATCTTCCTCAGGACAACAAAGGAAATACATGTTATCTCAGGCTGTATTGGATAAAACCGCCGTTAAAATTGATATGATTTCAACAGAAGGTAAGTTTATTGAAGTCACCAATTTCTTCGCATTGGGGTTACAAGTTAAAAAAAATTTCATTCCTATCAATGTTGACCCCGCTGATTTGACTCCTGAAGCATTGCCTGTTGAAATAGAAAAACTTTACTATTCTAATGAATATTACAAGCCTTTTAAGATTGTGAAACGTGCTTTTGCATTTCTAAAGTTTCTTCATGGTAATTGGGATAAACCTCATAATGGCGATAGATTTTCGTCTGATTCTAAGACTAACCTGATTCTTAGAGGTGTTACCAAAGCTGATATTGATGAAAATCTTGATTCTTATGTTCAAGTGTTGAAGTCAACTATTAACATCCTTTATACCGTTAATTCCGAGTTGGATGCTATGAAACTTGTTTTGGATCTACATTATGAAGATACTAGCTCCGCTAGATCTTCGGATTTAATGGACAAGATGAATCATAGACTATCGTTACTTAAAGAACCTATTTCTAATGTATTGGAGATTGATGATGAAAGTTTAGATTTGATCATGATGGCTTTGGATAAATGTATCTCCCTTGGAGGAGATTCCTCCAAGCGAGGAGATTCCTCCAAGCGAGGAGATTCCTCCAAGCGAGGAGATTCCTCCAAGCAGGATAAGCTAAGGTGTATCAAGATTTTGATGGATACGTTCAAAGAAATTATAAACTTTTGGACTATTTCGTATTTTGACCAACTTGGGTTAAATCCTCCTCCAATGATGGTATTGCCTCCAAACCTATCTTATGATCCTGAAATTATTAGAGAACCTTGGGACATCCCTATAAAACCAATTGATTTAGTTCTTGAGTCTTATGAAGAATTACGTAGTAATCCTTCAGGTGGTGGTTCAATATTTACATCAATGGCCTCAAGTATTTTCCAAAAAGCTTCAAATGCTTATCGTAGAAATTATTGTGATGGTAAGGCCCGACCATTATATAAAGGCGAATACCACCTTGGATGTCATAATTTTACAGGGCCCGGAACACGCGTTGACTTAAAAGAAGTTCGTGATTACCCTGTGTATAATGCTATTGATGCGTGTTCTAGAACTCATGATTTTGACTATATGAAAGCTGTTGAAATGCCTGAAGGTGAAAGACAGAAAGCAATTATAGAGGCTGATAAAACAGCTATTAATTGTTATGATAAACATAAAAATGTTTCAGGATATTGGGCATCTCGTAATGGAATAAACAGTAAAATGAAATTAGATCAAGTATTACCTATTGTTTCTAAATCAATATTTGGTAAAATATCAGCATCTGATACTAGAAAACAAAAATTATTGGATCCAAGACGAAAAAGAAACAGAGTTTCTGGTATAGGTAGATCCGTTAAACCTGGGGATAAAGTTAGTGCATCTCTATTGGCTCCTGGATCTGTAAGAACTAGTAGATTAAGACCTGGAGAGGATCCTGAAGTGGCTAAAATGGCATTAAAAGATGCTGCTAAAGTCGTAACAAGTATATTTAAAGAAGATCCTAAAGGAGTGGTTGAAGGTTTAAAAGATATAGGTTCTCATTTTAAGGAAATACTGAAAGGCGACAGACAGCAAACTGTTTCTGGAAGTGCAAAAAAGGTACCTAAAAAGGTTATTGATGAAGGTATTAAGACCTGGGTCCTTACCTGATTTTCGGAAACTCCGAAAATCAGAATGCAAGTTTTCTTATAAACTCGTCTCTTTCCTGCGCATTGTGATCATCAGCGTATTTAATTGAAAAAGCTCCACCATACAGTAGATCGAATTCTAACTGTTCACCTTCATAGAGTTTTTCATATATTTTTTTGTTTGATTTGGTCTTGAGTTTATCTTGTTGATACATCATCCCCGCTTTGTTTACTCCTTTCATTCTTACATGTTCGCCTGTTAGAATAGAACCGTCTTTGTAACTTTCCCCTTGTAGAACGTCCATGTAACATTTCTTTCCAAGAATGATTAGTTCGTTAGAATAAATTTCTTTTGCTCCTCCTAATTCGAAATCATTGTGGAATTGTCCTAGTTGTTTACCAATAAGTTCTCTTCCATATTTTTCTTGATAAGTCTCAGATATCTCGGGAATGTCATCTTTTAAGATATGCATACTGTCAGTATCTTGGTAATAACAAGGTCTGTCTAATTCCGTAATAGTATCCATTACTTCGTTCATAATTCTTTTACTCATTGAAAGAATGGCTACACCAACGTGTGCTAAATTATAATCCTCTCTGTATGATGCAATCTTCTTTACTTCGGTATATTTCTCGTATTTAGTCACACACACAATTCTGTTGTAATTCTTTAGCATGTATTTGTTAATTTTTTGCTGATACTCTTCTTCAGTTTCTGCACCTCTAGTTATAAAGGTCGTTGTCTCATCAGAAGATTTGATGATGGTCTTACCATATGCACTGTTAAGCATTAATTTGTAGATTTGTTGTAAAGCGTTAAATCCACCTATTTGTTGTGGTGTGTATTTCTTAGTCTGCCCCATTTTCTTTTTGCATTCAAGTCTTGCTTCAAATAAGTCTTTAATGACCTTACCGAATTTTTTGTTAAATTTTGTAAACTTCACTCCTTTATTCTGAGTTTCATACTCAATTTCATGGAAATCAATCCAATCTTGTAATGTAACACTGTCAATAGTGAAAACTTGGTCAGCTGGAGGATTGTTAGTATAAACACAAGATCCTTCTTTGTTTTTGTAACAAATAAATGGAATCTGTTGATCCTTGTTTACTTTATTGATTTTAATGTCAACGATATAATAAGGAATTGATTTAACATCATTATTGATAGATTCGTAATCCTCATTAGTCAGTAGTTGAGGTTTGCCGCATGCAATGCCCATCTCGTCACATAGTCTAGAAATAGCTGAAGGATATAATGAAACTCCATCAAAATCACTAATTAATGATTGTGAATATTCGACGGAATCGACATTCCCTACACCTGTTTTAATATGATGTTTCTGGTTATATCTTGTGCATACTCTTCCTCCATATACAGCTTTAGCTAAATATTTCTTAAGATTACCTGTTACTTGGTATTGGTCTTCAAATACACCATTAGCCAAACAGTATTTATACATAAGAGAACTAATAGTTAATGATTCTACAGTTTCTAAACCTGTTACTTCTCTAATCTTGTCACCAAAGATACTGAGACCTTTACCAAGTGTAACACAGTCCATTTCTAAGTAATATCTCATGTAACCCATGTGGTCGAAATTTTCTTCGTTGTCAATGAAATCTTTAGCTGATGCCATAAATTCTCTGATCTTTTTGCTCTTATCTTTATCACCTTTAAGTTGTTTTTTAAGTTCAGTTTCAGCGTCCTCAATATCTACGCTTTCTAAGTGAATTGATTCTGAGTTATACAATTTGTAAGGGATTACCTGTTTAGCGCATTCGATATTAAACATTCCTCCAAACTTTCCCAAAGGTGCTGGAATCAATTTGTATGAGTCTCTAAACTCAATTATTCTACCTCTGTAAAGAACTTTAATAGAATAATATTGTCCGTCCTTCTTACACTTGTCACTGACACTGAGTTTGTTAAAGAATGTCTTATCGAATTTAAGGTTATGAAAGTAAATAATAATTTCTGAGTTCTGTTCAACCATTATGTTTCCAATAGCCTTGTCCATTATAGAGTTCATTAAATATTCGGAATCATATGTTAACGACTCGTATAAAGTAACGTTGTCATCACAGTCAGATATTCCTACCATGAATGGTTTAATTTTTTTGTCAGCATCTGTCACTGTCTCAAAGTCAGCGAAGAATTGCACCTTCTCTGGTAATGTCTCACCTTTCTTTTCTAACATTTCTAAAAACTTACGTTTCTTTTCAGCTTTTTTAGCCAAGTATTTATCCATATTCCTACATTCCTTTTCAATCATATTAAGGTTAATTTCTCTTGATTTTAACATAGTCATTTCTGGAGCGCTTTCAAATACATCGTGCGCTACGAATGCTCCTGACTGGTCAAGTCTTCTAATAAATGACAGACTATTCTGTTTAACCTTTTTGTTTCTCTTCCAATACTTTTTCATCTTTTTGATAACTGTTTCACATTGTTTCTCACTGTTAAACTTCTCAATGTATTCTTCGACATCATCATCTTCTGTTATACCATAGTATGTCTTCCACTTGCGTGCAATGAATGGACTAACTTTAATATTGATGTATGGAAAGTAATGATAGTTGTATAATGCAATCTTGTATTCATCAGCTTCTACTCCCTCATAATTTTTATTTCCGTAGTAATAGTAAGCAAGGGTGTTATTTTTCTTGTAATGGTGTAATTTTATCCTAATCTTCAATATCGTTGCTATCTTCTTTAATTCTGTTTTCTTGAGGTTGCATCCGAGTTTTTGTCTGATCAGATCTAATTTATCTTTACTAAACCCGTAATACTTCAATGTTGATACAATACAATGATCTTCAGTAATTTTCTTTAATTTTGATTCTAACTTAGTTTTCTTGTATTCCTTATCTTTTTTAACATAGTTCACATGGTTAAGTATTCCAAAATCGCTTAAGTCAAAAGGACTGACATTGAGCTTGTCAAAGAATCCTCCATCATTATCCGGGCCTTCATCGCGATCAATTGCAATAAATTCCATATCCTCAGAGATATCGTTGTTAGTTCTAACTATAGTCTCTACCCACTGCCATGAATCATATGCTACTGTTTGAGTTTCTTTGAAAGGTCTACTCAGTTTCATTAGCAATTTTCTTAATGATCTTCTACTTAATGTAATGTAGCGGTTTCCTATTTTAACTACTAACCGCTTGTTAGTTGCGTTCATATACATTCTTAAGTTGTCTAGTATATGTTGTAATAATCTACGCATTGCCCGTCGGTTACCTCTAAGTTCTTGAACATACTCAGGGTCCCCTAATAATCTCATAGTTTCTTCCACTTCCTCTAAACTATTTTGTCCTGGTGCTGCTGGTGGTTCTCCAAATATTAAATCAGGGTCTTGAATAAGTGGTATTCTAGTAACCTTTACTGGTGCTTTTTTAATTGGTCGAGATGGTTTGCGTTTAGGGGCTTTTGGTGCCGGGTATTTTGGAGCTGCTGGTCTCCTTGGGGCTTTTGGTCTCCTTGGTGCTTTTGGTGCGGGTATTTTAGGTCTTGGTCCTAAGTTTCTTCTTGGTGGAACTGGTGCCTGGTATTGAGGGGCTTGATTTAATTGCAATTGCTCTCTAAGTTCCTGCGTCCTTCTGTAAGCACTTTGTGCTTGTAATATTAGTTGCTCTCTCTCCTGAGCTTCAATAAATTGGCGAATTTCTTCGTTGGTCAGGTTTGTGAAATCCATCTTTTTGTTTTCTATATATACTAGGTAAAGATTTTATTTTTAAGTAATTTTTTATTGAAAATTAATTAAAAGATTTTCCCTCTTATAGTTTATTGTTATCATTTCTTTAGATGGTATTTCCGAGATATTATCGAAGCTAATATTTCGGGGTGCGTTTGAAAAAAAATAATTCCTATGTTTTAAATCGATGTTACAATAACTTTATTACTTAACTTGTTATCTTTATGGTATGTCTGATATGCAGTTTTGTATGACACATTAAGTGCCTCGGCTACTTCAGTCAATGTTGAGTATTGTCCTATGTGCGTTTCGACTCCTTCATCGTCTATCTTTTTTACATCGTATCTTAGCTTAATACATACTACTCCGGTTTGTCCCTTACGTCTTCCGGGCTTTCTTCCTGGTGGTTTTAAAGCTCTAAGGGCTTTCT